TCCGTAATTGATTAATAAAAAGAACGGACATTCTTTGGTCCGCGATAAGATTCGTCAGTCTTCTAAGCCCTCTAGAAATAGACCTTGCCCTGAGAGCAACACCACCAGTTTCTGTCAAAGACTTTTTAATTTCGTCCATGGCGATGCTTGCTTCCAAACTGTCCTTGACATACAGAACAGGGCAATTCGCAAATGACGGACTTTCTCGGACTGCCGTACAAGCTTTTTCCAGATGCTCAAACCCATCTTCTAGTGAAGTTGAATTGTAAAGAAACAAATCATCAAGGTTTACACCTATTATTCTGGCCCATCTTTTATCAAAGGCCCGTTCAGCATCATCTAAAAAAGCTATACCACCGGATTTTTGGCACTCCCTAATACTTTGGTAAGCAATGAGTGATTTTCCAGTCTGCCACATCCCACCCAACTCAGAAATCCGTGACTCAGGCCACCCCCCACCCATAGCGAGGTCAAAAGAAATTACTCCGGTTGATATACACTGTACATTTTCACTGACCTCGCTCAAGTCAACGGTTGTCAGAGTTTTTCTAAGATTGTCTAAGTCACGGTCTCTTGTTGTCATTTTGTCATCTTGCTCCGCATCTCGTCCAGCTTATCCTTTCTGGAAACCGGAGTTGCAGCTTGAGCCTTTGGTGCTTCTTCTTCATCCCCCAAAGGAATCGACAAAACATCCTCAGACTCTGTTGAAGTATTCTCCACAACGTCCTCTTCGGAAGGCGGAAGATTAAAATCGTCCTCCGGTTTAGCTGCCGGAGGAAAATCGTCATCGTCTCCCCGTAACGCGGCTATGGCTTCCTCAACCGTTGGAATCTGAGAGAACTCGGAAAGATTATGAGCCTTAGCCATAACTCTCGGGTCAATCTTTGTAACCGTACCAGAAGCCATGACCGTGTACTTAGTATCCATTTTTCCTTCCCCAACCCTACGAATGATTATGTGCCTGCCCTTGTCCAGACTGTCGATATTCTCATCAACATCCGTAAAGAGACTGAAAATTGTCCCCATAACCATTGCCCCAACCTCCCAAATCTGAACACCGTTCTGCGGAGCCTCAACGTCGATAATATTCAGGTAGTACCTGTCCTTAGCCACCAATTCTTTGAAAAGGGTGTCTCCACTCGACTTGAGTTGCGCGACGAACTCACAAATGGGGCATTCCTCTTTGGAGTTTTGGGATTTACGGCAACGTATTCTCGCCTTGTCCGGACCCACTCCAAAGTGCTTCATGCACTTTTCGTAAAAGACCTTTCCTTCGTCCCCCGTCCAATGAGGCAGAATCCTAATGGTATTCTTCCCCACCTTGGCCTTCCAGAATCGAGCATCCGAGCGTTTGCTAGAATTCTCAATCCTTTTGGCTTCCTGCTCCAACATTTCTCTTCGTGTCGTAGTCATATTTTTCTCCTATAAATATTTAGATTTCCGAATCAGCCTGTACTTCCCCAGTACCTTTGCAGAACTTGCATGGATAGGTTCCCGTTACCCGAAGTCCTTGAACAATAAAATGGTCTTCAACTACCTTTTTTCCATGACATTTTGGGCATGTCGCTCCAAGATAAATAAATCCGAATCCCTGACACTCAGGACATTCGTCTTGAACTGAATCACCACCCCCAACCCCCCGCAAGCTCCAACCCAACCCCTCACAAAACGAACATATAATGCTGTCTTCCGGAATCATTTTATTCCTCCTTGGCTTTTCTTGCTTCCAGAAACTCTTTTTCCCTAACAGCCAAACCCCCAGATACAGACATTTCCTCCCGCAGGTTATAAGCCAAAGATATAAGCGTGTCCTTCCTTTGGGAAAATCCCTCTTTGATACCCTCAAGAATACGCAGCTTGGCTTGCGATTGGTACAAATCTTTAAGCAAATCCATCCGGGCAGGGTCTCTCTTAATAGTAGCTTCAACAATCTTGTCCGTAACTTTTTCTTCCCTATGCTCTTTTTCTATCCGGATAGAAGCATCCATATCGGATTCGTACTTCTCAACCTCCAGTTTTTTCCTGTCACAAATCATCTTTTGGTAAGCTGCCATCCTCGCCCAAAAGACAAATAACTGGGGCTGCTTAGATAAATGTTCGTTCATTTTCCGCTCGTCTGTGACCAAGTCGTCCATGTAATTTCCACGGTAGACCTGACCAGAGCCGAACCGAATGGTCATATCTCCATCCCTTTCAGGGACTGCTTGTGCTTGGGTCTCAACTTCAGACATTTGTTACCTCCTCTTTTTTATCTTCCGGAAACGCAAGAGACAACTGAGTCTCGGCTTGAAGTATTTTATCAATCGGGATATCCACTTTCAGTTTCTTTTCCCCCATAGCAACCAAGCGATTAAAAATAGCTTCCTGATAATACCGCAACTTCTCAAGGTCTTTCTTAATACATCCAAAATAATACAGTACAGGATTAATAGTAGAAGTAATCTCTACGAACTTCTTCCCTATAATCTTTCTCTTTTTCCTTGGGGGCCGTATAACAACCTTACTACTTTTAGTATCTCCCGCCGCTTCCTGATACTTTTTCCATTTGTTATACATCTTAGCGTTCAGAAGAAAGAAGATTTTTCCTACATTCTCTTCGCTCGGAAAACTACGTTTCGACAACCACCCATACACAGCAACAAACGTACAATCGAGGGTTTCGGCAAGACGTTCAATCTGCGACCACTTCTTACCCTTGACAGAAACAAACTTTTTTACGTCTGCAACCGCCTGCCTCTGCCAAACAGTCCCAATTTTTTTACCTTTAACCTTTTTCACCTATACCTCCTTAATTTATTCCGATGCCTGTCTCCAATTTTTACCGACTTGAAGGTCGATATTCATCGGGCATTTCATCCAAGAAAAAATAGACGGTAGCTCCGCCGTGACATCTTCAAGGATTTTCCTGATGGTCTCCACTTCGTTGATTGGGCAATCAACCAATAGCGAGTCATGAACCGTGGCTACCAACTTTGCTCTAAGATTGAATGACCTAATCATATCATAGACTAATCCCATTGTATACAAATTAATATCAGAACCACAAGACTGAATTGGAAAATTATAAGCGCGTTTTATTTTGTCTCCTCCAGTAAAGGAAGACAAATCCCTCCGCCTTCCAAAAAAAGATTTTACAACATAGCCAGACTCGACTATTTGTTCCTGCTGCCTATGCCAAGCCCGGACCCCCGGATACTTCCTAAAAAATCCGGCGTAGAACTGCTCGGCTCTTTCTATGGGAATTTTTTCTCTCTGCGCCAGAGTACTAGGCTGCATTCCGTAAAGCAACCCGAAATTAACCGCCTTAGCTGCCTGCCGCTGCTCTTTGGTAATAGTCTCTATCGGGACACCCAATATTTCTGCGGCAATCATTGCGTGTGGGTCTCCTCCGGCCCTAAAAATCCTCAACAACCCCTCATCATCCGACTCACAGGCCATAACCCGCATCTCAATATGCTTAAAATCCATCTGCACCAAAATCCCATCCTCACCAAAAGAAGATACAAAAATATCCCGAACATCTTTAGGAACATTTTGTAAATTCGGATTTCCAGACGTAAGCCTGCCACCTCGGGCGACAAGCATGTTATAGTTCGTATGAATTTTACCATCGGTCCCTACCAACTGGTCATAGTTCTCATAGTAAGTCTTTAGAACTTTTCGGGTCTGCTTATACTCCTGTATCATTTTTGCTTCAAGGCTACCCCCCTCCTCAAACCCTCCCAAAACTTCTTTAGTCATGGTAGGAGAACCAGTCTTCTTTGATTTTCCTAGCGGAGCAAACTTCAACTTGTCATAGAACAGTTTCCGTAAATCATGAACCGAAGTTATCTTAAAATCTTCCATACCCCTGATTGACGGAAGGGCAAGTATCTCTTTTTCCAACTCTTCAACTCTTATCTCCAACTCGGCTCGTCTCTTCCTGACCGTTTCTATATCCACAGCAAGTCCATAAGCTTCCATTTCCGCCAATGGATAAGAGGCCGGAAGAATGACTTCATAGAGCAAATAGGAAAATCCTTCAGCTTCTATCCGGGGAGCAAGTATCTCCGCTATCTTGTAAGTTACATATGCATCAGTAGCGTTGTACTCATAAAGTTTAGTTTTTTCCAACGCAGCCATATTGGACCTATCCACCTCGGCTTCGTACCCCCCAAAATCAGGAAGGTACTTCCAAACCATCTGCTTCAGAGCAACACTGGTCCCCGTCCCTTCATCCAATAAATACTGTGCAGAAGAAGGGTCAAACACTATATTTTTAATAATTATACCGTATCTAGCCTGCAACCACACCAATTCAAACTTGGCATTCTGGACTATTTTCCCAGCCTCGGATTCAAGCAGACGCTTTAATTCTCCAGCAACGGGCATAGTCTGACAATCTATGACCTTAGATACAATTCCATCGGACATAGAAATACTTATTATATCGGCCCCCGGCTCGTAGGGGTGTAAAGTCGTGGTCTCAATATCAACGGCAAATTTATTCACCCCGATAAAATAGTCAACCGTATCTTTTACTTCCGTTGGAGTCTTAGCGACACTCCACACTACCTTTTTTCTTTCCCGCGCCTGAACCAGCAAAGAGGGAAGCAGCCGCAAATCTTTCCTCCATGTGATTATATTATGTTCGTTTTCCGACCTTAGTAAAAAAGACGGATGCCATGTCGGTAAGAACTTGTTCCCATCTTTTTCGTACACGCTCCCTCTCATAGACACCCCCGCCCTCTTCAGAAAATGACGAGTCGGAAGAGTCCCAAGAAGAAGAAAAATCTTCCCCTTCATGCCGTCCCATTCCTCACTCCATTGTTTAGCACAGTGTTTTTTTGCTGCTGTACTCGGCTGTTCATCTCCGGTCCCGTCTTCTTTTCTGGGAGGCCGACATTTACAAATATTAGTAACCCAACAATCATCCCTATCTATTCCTAATGCCGCCAATTCCCGCCAAAGAAGTTGACCGGACCTTCCAACAAAAGGTAAAAGCATTCTCTCTTCTATCTCTCCGGGATTTATTCCAACGACGATGAGCTTTGCTTCTGCAATCGATTTTCCATCTGGCGGCACAAGAGTATTACCCTCGTAAGGACATCCAAAACATCCACCTTTAACTTTAAGCATCTTACTATTCAGTATTATAAATCCTTAAAATCTTTCACATTAAAATGGCACATCATCCGACCTTCCTGTCTCGTAAGCGACCTGAGACGGAACAGCTTCTTGAGGATGAGCGTCCACATCCTCGGTAAAAGTACTTATATCAAAATTCTTTCTGAACGGTACGATAATATGGCTTTGATTTTCCCTAACCTTGTCCAGATAAAACCTGCCCTTGTTCGCCCGAGCTTCCTCATCCGTCTGGCAAATAGCAGCCACAACATCGGCAACCTGCGCCTTGCCAAAGCTCTCTGCTATATCTTGAATGGTGATAATCGTCTTACTCAGGGCTTTTCTTGTCGTCTGAGACCCCGTCCAAATAGCCAGTTTAAACTCCTGTGCTATCCCCCTCAACCGTTCATAAATATTCATAAGAGCTTCATAACGTGTTTTTTCCCTATCCGCCCAACTCGGTTGCAGAATGTCTGCATAATCCAGCAATAGAACATCAGGAGTGAAGTCCCTGCCGAGCTGCGTTTGGATAATCACAGCCCGAAGTTCTTCGACCGTCAATCCCCTTGTTGGATATTCAATGACCAACACATCCGCAGGCTGCAATACTCTCCTAAGTCTCAACAGTTTCTGAGTCACCAGTTCACTCACCTCAGACAAGCTGTTTTTTGCCAACCTAGTCATGAAGGACTCATACCTTGAAATTACTTTTTCTCTGCTCAACTCCAGCGTCACATGCATGACGTTACACCGTCTTTTCAAAGCCCCACTTCCTGCTGTGACAAGAAAGAACGATTTTCCCCATCCCGTAGGAGCCAGCATCACTCCCAACTCCCCCCTTCCCAAACCCCCACCCAAAACGCTATCAAACTGCCTTAACCCCGTTGGGATTTTCTCAATCGCCTGATTCTGCCTTGACCTTCTCTGAACATCTCCAATCAAAAACTCCATTCTCTGCTTTACACCCCCCGACAAAATGCTAAAGAGAGAGTTTATTTCACGACCCACCCTGACCATATCCGTCTGTCCCTGCCGAGCCGAATCCAACGATACTTCCCCGAGCGAGGCAAGTTGATACCGCATAATGTATTTCATTATTTTATCTGTTACATATTGAGTTTCAGATATCGGGACACGATACGCTTTTTCCAATTCTTCCCAAAACATTATCGGAGGAACTGCCAAATCCCTCTCATTTTTCTGGATAAATACACCAACCTCTCGCTCAAGAATCTTTTTAGGACACGCATTCATGTACTGAATAAAATATTCTCTTGCAGTTTTATACAGCAGCCTATGAACTGGATTTTCAAAATGCTCCGGCCTGACCGACTCAGCAAATCTTGCAAGAACCTCTTTGTCTTGTAACAGATATCCCAAAACCTCCAGCTGATGGTCGCTTGGAATAACAGAGGTCTCCAGATTCAGATAAGTTGATTCCATGCCTTCTTCCTCTCAGCGGGTGTTTTTGCGAGGCTAGAAAACTTCTTTACTGATTCTAGTTCTCGTTTAGCGATTACAGCCCTAGCCCTAAGTAAATATTTTCTATGAACAGGATTTTTCCTGCAAAAAAGAACAATAGCTCTTGTATGCCGAAGCAGAAGAGCTTTCAGTTCTCTTATTTCTAAAGGAAGCGTGGTTGTATCACTATTAACAACCTCGCTCCATCGAGAATGCGTTATAAAAAAAGCAGGCGTAAACAAATCATTAAAGGCATAAAACGCAGAAAATAGATTCCAAACATCGTTCAGAAAATCTTCCCCATTCTGCTCTATAGTGCTGACCATAAGAGAAAACCCCTCATAGAAACAGTTCTTGAATTGAGTCTCATACTTTATCGGATAGTTCGCCTTTATGTATTCATCCGCAACCGTCTCGGACCCAAACATTTTATCAATACTTTGATACGCTTCCTGAAACATTCGTATCCCAGCATCACTAGACAACAAAATAAGATAAGGATACTTCCACAAAGACTGACCTTTAAAAATTCGTCGAGGCCACGCCAGCCCATCAAACATCACCGACAAAAAAACATTCTGGTCAATCTTTTCAAGCCGGAGCCTATCCAGAAGTTTCGTAAAAAGTTGTATATTTTTCTCCCCCTTTGGGTGTGACTGGTCGATAGAGATTATAACCGAGCGTTTTGTAGTATCAAAGATTTTAGACTCGTAGGCTGTCTTTAGTCTCAAAATGTCAAAAAAGGTGCTGCCCAATACCTGCTCCTTTCCCTTTATACTCCCCCCCCTTAAGGGGGGGAGTAGAAAATAGCCTATTCTGGATTATTTTGGGTTAAGTCTACAAACAAGGTTTCCTTCTCTGCATCCCATGTGCAAACGTAATGGGAGCCATCCATCGCAATGTGCCAAATCCTTGCCAAGGTCTTGAATCCTATAGCTCCATGTCTTCGATACGCCCCTGCAGGAGTTATTTTCAGTACCTCTGGAGGCTGCGCTGGGACGTTTGTATTTCTTATAGCCAACACCCCATCATCCGGATTATACGCCATCCGAACAATACCAGAGCCACTTGAAAAAAACGAGGCAGCGGGTATATTCAAGACCAAGTACCCACTCTTTGTCAAGGAAATTTTCGGGAGCTTCACATGAGTACCCCGATGCTTCACCATGTCCGTTTTACTCACCGTAGAAAACCCATCCGGGAATTCTTCAGTCATGTTCGACCCTCCTATTAAAACTTATGTCAGCAGAAAATACTTTAAAGCCTTCATCCCTATACAACTTCAGCCGATAAAGGGAATGGCCTTCCAAATATTTATCGCCCCGGTCTTCAAAGTCGTAAACCAAAACTTCATTCTTACCAGACGTTTTTTTCCTCATCCCCCGCCCAAGCCTCTGAAGCAAAAGCAAATGAGATTTTCCAGCCCCAGCAAGAATAAGTACTCCTATTTGAGGAGCATCTACCCCTTCATCAAATATCGGAGTCGCAATCACCGTCTTTACTTCCCCGCTTCTCAGCCCATGCAAAACCGAGTCTCTATATTCAGCCGGGTCATTCCCAGTAAGAAAGACAGTTCCTTCTGGTGATTTTACTAAAATGGCCTGCCCATGCTTGATTGTATTAACCAGAACCAAAGTCGTATCCCCCTGCTCCTTGTGAAGCCTAGCCAATCCCGCAATTGTTTTATTCCGGTCCTCGTTCTCTTCTATTCCAATCTC